AGTGCTGGCTTTATCTTGATGGCTGCCATCTGGTCATAGAGCTTGCCTGATCTGGTCGGTAACTTATTTACTGCGTTAGCTAAGTCACCCTCTACAGCGAGTAGAGCGTCCTCTAGCAATCTATCGCTATGAAGCTCTACGCTATCAAGGTTCTTTTCTCTATTGCGCTCCAGAGCCTTTACAGTAGCTTTACTCGGCTTCAAATGATACCCCAGCATCTATCTCTTCAAATACCTGGCGTTGCTCTTGCTCCTCAACTACCATTTGTGCAATTTGCTTATCAATGATCTTGCTAAGCGATTCTGAATTGATCCCACTTGCCTTGACTTGCTGTAGATGTAATAGGTCGGCTGAATTGTCCCGTATATCGAAGCTATCAGGATATTTAATGATTGCTTTATCGTTATATCCCTGCATCTTGTAAAAGAGTCTCCATATCTGCTCCTCTAGGTTTTCTAGTGCGCTTGCTTTCTCGGATAGCTTAGTATTTAACAGTTGAAACTCTGTTTGCAGTGCAACACCACTCTTCGCTTGCTTCTCCGTAGCTCTTACTGATCCCATATGAGTTATGCGATTAATAGCTTCTACCTTTTCGGATATTGACTGCATTACGCCTGATAAGCTTGCCGCATTTGGTTGTAACAAGTAAGGTTTTAACCCTCCATCACTATCATCATCAATATCAATTACTCCACCAGCTCCTGCACTTGCATCTGCACTCGCTGTCTTAACTAATGTCGGATGGTTGGATATTCTAATTAACTGCTCGATCTCACTCAACTCTGAATAGATGGCTTTCTGGTAATCCGCAACATCTGTAATGTCTGAAATACCCACTCCACGCTGTAACCCTCTGTTTGAATAAAGCGGCACAAGTGGAATCTCTTTTAGATTGTTACTTATTGATGACGATAGTTTAGCCTCTTTTCCGTCAATCTTGTATACATTAATCTCCTCTCTAGTCCACACTCTAACAGTCTCGGCATCTTCCATTACTTTCAAGTATGTCAGCATATATCTGCCATTGACTGTTCTCTCAAAACGCCAATCTAAAATATTATTAGGCGTGATAACTGTTAAATATGGTCTAATCTCTAAATCCATCTCTTCAGCTCTAGTCTCAACCTCAACCAGAGGCTTATCAATCATCACCCAGCAATGTCCGAATACGCTACTCCAAACTGTCGCATCTCTCAATACCTGATTTAGTGATTGCCCGTCTAGCCCTGCATCCCTGATAAAGCTCTCAACTTCGGGAGCATCTACTAGCTCACGCTGGGGCGGTGTTCTCCAAATAAAAGAGTTATATATCTGAACAATATTTTTACAATGATTATCGCAGGGTGTGGATTTGATGCGAGCATTATATTCGTCATCTGTCTCTGCTAAGTATTGCGTTAGATATTTACCTGTCTTATATTGCGCCCCTCCCATATAGCTATCTAAATAATACTGCCATTGACTTTTATTATTATCATATAAGGTATGTACTTTTAAAATCTCTTCTTTATTCATTAACTCCACCTCTTTGGTTGGTTGATTGCTTTCTTGAATTTGATAGGATAACGCTTGCTTACATAATAACCAGCTCCATCTACAATATGATCTAGCCCAGATTCTTTATCTGGCACTCCATTTTTATCATAAACCTGCTGTTCTAGTGATACTGCTAAGTTAGGGCATTTATCTGTATTAACTCTATAATACCTATCTCCCGCAGGATTGCAAATCAATCTGTTAAAAGCCGCTACTCGATCTTTAACAAACGGGTTCTTTTTAGGCGCATCAATAGTAAACCCTGCATCCTTTAATAATCTTAAATCTGAAATAGAGGCGTTGACTGATTTAGTTGCACCACCTGATGCGTCAGGGTAGATTATTATAGTGTGACCTGTGTACTTTTCTTGCAGTATTTTAATCATTGATGGCGTATCTCTCACACCTGTTAACTCATCAACTGCTAGTGCTAGAGGTGATCTTTGTATATGCACTACTGCCGCACCATTATTCACATTGAAGTCCATTCCTATATGCAGTGGTTCTCCCTTTTGAATAGTTGCATCTGTACCGTTCAGCTCTCTGTCATAGTCAGGATATACGCTACCGCTGGTTAGATTAACAAACTCCCCCTCTATATACGCCTCTAGCAGTTGAGGAGGGTATGTCTCTCGCAGTAGATCAATGTAATTTTCTGGTAGGTGTGGATTGGAATATGTTGGAGCTTTAATTATTTGATAACTTTCAGTTGGGTTCTTGCCCCACTGCTCATACACAAACCTAAACCCCTCTGGTGTAGTTCCAACCGCTACTGTATTCTGACCAGCTTTCTTTTGTCTATTTCTCGCTATGATTTTAACCCAGCACTCTCTTGCTTTATTGATTGGCAGGGTATCTAGCTCGTCAACCATTGAATCAGTTACTTCGTAGCCCACTATGCGATCTGGGTTGTCTAAAGTTCTGAATATAATCTGCTTATTATTAACTTCTAAAATATGGTCTGACTTATTTAATTTATACGCCACTTTCAGATTGTCTAGTACTTCGATAAAGCGAGGATATGCGATTGTTTTAATCAGGTCATAAGTTGGCAAGTAATAAGCAATGTTTCCACCGTTGCCGAATATCAACTTCATTGTGCGCAGTATTAGAGCGTGTGATTTACCTGCCCCGTATCCTGCGACCATTGCAGGGAAAGGAGCTGTTGAATTAACTAGCTCCGTTTGAGGCTTTGTAGCTTTAGCTCTGATCTTCAACTACTTCAAACTCTGTTATCTCTGATATTTTAGCTGTAACTTCTTGCTTATCAGTCTGTCCTAGCCAGTTCTTGCCAAGCCATACTAGCATAGTAGTATTGCCGCCCATTGCCTGTGAATACTGCACTCTTCGCAAGCTCGCCCTGCCAGAAGCTCCTTTTTGCTTGATCCACTCCGCACAAGGCGTATTATATTCACGCTTAACTGCTCGTTCAAGTGTGTCATAACTAAAACCTAAGATATTGGCTATCTCTTCACCCGTGCAATGGATACCGCATAGCTTCTCAACTTGCACCCAATCAATTTCAGTATATGGTCTACCGCCTTTGTCTTTAAGCTCTTGCATTGTGTATCTCTTTTGTTTGCATACTATTAAACTCTGCGCCTGTGTCTGCGTGTGTTGCTTGTTTGCCTGTATACTCTTGCCATCTTTTAATAATCACATCACAATAATGTTCGTCAAATTCCATCACATAACATTTTCGCTTTGTATTCTCACAAGCAATTAGTGTTGAGCCAGAACCGCCAAATAAATCCATTACCGAACTAACCTCTTTGAAATAATCAAAAGACCATTCTGCTAACGCTACTGGCTTTTGTGTTGGATGTACTCTGGCTTGACCACGCTCACTATCTTTATTAAAGCCTTTCCATAGGTGTCTGAATATTCTAATGCTTGACCATTTAGACTTAACCCAAGCGACTTCACAATCTGATTGAGTGTCTTTCATTTTATCTTCAACCCTTTTGTCCCATACGAACCAATTGTTTGACTGTGGTAAGAAATGACAATAGTAATTAGCACCCCACCAGACTTGACACTTAATATCTAGCTTATCAACAATCTGTGTAGCTTTAACAGCGTAATCAATTGAATCGTCTTTAAAGTCTTTTAGGTTGTGGTTTTTAGCAAGACCAGTATTACGACCAGTCCTATCACCCTTTTCATTAATACCATACGGAGGGTCTGTATAAACTAAATCAATCTGGTTGTTATCAATCAAGGAGTTCACGTTATCTGAATTTGTTGAATCACCACACATAACCCTATGGTTGCCCAATATCCAGACATCACCCATTTTACTTATCGGCTCTTCTGGTGGCTCTGGTACTGCGTCTTCATCTGTTAATCCTGCCTCATCGACACCGCCAATATCTCCTATCTCAAAACCTGTCAGGTCAATATCAAAGTCTAGCTCTTGCAGGTTTTTAAGTTCTAATGATACTAGCTCCATATCCCAGCTTGTTTCTACCTCTGCTAGTCTATTATCTGCGAGTATGTATGCCTTTCTTTGTGCATCTGATAAATGAGATAGTTTAATAGTTGGCACTTTATCAAGGTTTAGCTTTTTAGCCGCCATTAATCTGCCGTGACCAGCTATGATTGTATTTTTATCATCTATGAGGATAGGGTTATTAAACCCAAACTCTTTGATACTTGCCGCCAGCATATCCACTTGTTTATCATTGTGGATTTTAGCATTGTTAGCGTAATTGATAAGTTGATCTACTGTGGTTTCTGTTATTTGCATATAATAAATAGTAACACCTTGTTTGATAACTGTCAATGTTTATCTTAATTATTACATTTTTTACAATTAGTTATTGACTTACTTTAGTCTTGGGAGTACTATAAATAGAAATCCCCAAAAAGCGATTACGCTTTGATTGGGGAATAGGATAAAGAACTTTACAAGGGTCTTATCCAATAAATAGAATTATACACCTTATTCTCTTATTGTCAAATCCTTTCAAGTTATTATTCTCCGACTAAAGAGGATATGTCTGTTTGTTCGCACACCTCTATAAAAAAGTATTGCTGTTGGTCGGTTAAAATGCTAGGGGTTCTATTCTTTGGCGGTAAGTATATTGGATTAGTCCTTGCTTGCAGAGTATTTAGAATAGAGGCGTAGAGCATAACAGGCGGTATAAGTATCGTAATCTACGCAGTTGTGCAGAACTTATTTCTGGCATAGCTCGCAATTGACGACTGACATCGCATTGTGACATACTCGACCTTTCTTTATTGATTGGTTGGGGTTTATCGCTTTAAAACTCCCTCAAAACGCTTGTGACATTATAAAAGATAACAATAGATTGATAGTTGTTACATTATCGTTTATAATTGTTTAAACTTTAAGGGGATATATATGGCACATAGAAGCGGTGAGAATCATCAAAGAGCCACACTATCTGATATTGATGTTGCACAAATAAGAGAGCTAAGAGAGGTATACAGATTGACATACAAAGTGATAGCAGATAAGTTTGAAGCTAACCGTCACACTGTTGCGAGCATATGTAATTATAGGAGTAGATATAAATGAACCTCTTTTTGACTAAGGTCAATTTAGGTTTAATTCCTGCTGACATTGATTCTGAAATTGAATATAGAAAGATAAAGTTAGGAGCAACAGTTAAAGTTAAAATAACCAACCCTCGCAACATACAATTTCATCGTAAATATTTTGCCTTGCTAAACTTTGCTTTTGAGCATTGGACACCGCCAGAGTTAGATGGTAATAAGTGGAATATTACGCCTGAAAAGAGTTTTGATAGATTTAGAAAAGACTTGATAATAATGGCTGGGTATTATGATGCTACGCATAGATTGGATGGTAGTGTAAGAATTGAAGCCAAGAGTATTAGTTTTGCTAATATGACCGCTGATAACTTTGCAGAGCTTTATTCTAATACTATTGATGCTGTGCTTAAACATATACTCACAAACTACAGTAGAGATGATCTGGATGATACTGTTGAGCAATTAATGCTGGGGTTTGCGTGAAAGATAAGACCTGCAAGATATGCAATATTAAATATACTCCTCGATCAATGGGGCAGAAGATATGCTCACCTAAATGTGCAATAGCTTATGTGAAGTTAAATAATATTAAAAAGTTTGCTCAAAAAACTAGGGTAATGAGAAAGGAATCACAATCTAGTGATAAATCATATCAGACTAAATTGGCGCAGACTGCATTCAATAGATATATACGATTGAGAGATGATAGAGAGCCTTGCATTAGTTGTGGCAGATATCATACAGGACAATATCACGCTGGACACTATCGAAGCGTGGGAGCGCACCCAGAGCTTAGATTTGAGTTAAATAATTGTCACAAGCAATGCTCTGGATGTAACAATCATAAATCAGGTAATATTTTAGAGTACAGAATTAATTTATTACTAAAGATTGGGTCTGAAAAACTAAAATGGCTAGAGGGTCATCACGAGCTTAAAAAATACAGTATTGATGATTTAAAAGCTATCACTAAAATATATAAAGATAAAATAAAACTACTTTCTCTCTCTATGTAGATTTATTACCTCTTCCCTAAGCCTTGTGTCGTGCTTTCTCTCCCACTTTTTTATATAATCTAATCTTTGCGGTTTTGGTAGAGATAATACTTTTGATGCGTGACTTATCCATATTTCTTTAATCCATCTATCTTCTCTCTCTTGC